GTCAAAAGAACTTACGCAGCTTGATCTTTTCTTTGCGAACGGTGATCGCTTCTGGACTGCCCATAACGCCGTCTTCGATTTGGGGTGGTTGCAAGCTTATGGGTGGCATCCTCGCGGACAAGTTCGCTGCACAATGCTCGCGTCGAAGATCCTGACCAATGGAATGCCCAACCTTAAGCACGGTTTGGCTCCTGTAGCCAAGCGTTACTTGGGTATTGAGGTAGACAAAGAACAACAACGTTCTGACTGGAGCGGTGAGCTAACTGAAGCGCAAATAATTTACGCGGCAAAAGATGTAGAAGTCTTATGTGAGCTAGATGTTGTACTACATAAAAAAATTACAGATGAAGGTTTGAGTGCTGCATATTCGCTGGAGTGCAGGGCATTGCCTGGTATGGCTTCGATGGCTAATAACGGGCTACCATTTAGCCGGAAGGCGCTCCAGGGGATTGAGGTTGACTACGAAAAAGACATTGAAAACCTCGGTCGTGAGTTCCATCTGGAGCTTGACGAAGCACTACCTAGGGAAAAGAAACTACCGCGCAACGAAGATGGAACTTTTAACCTTAGGGCTCGCGAATCTGGGTCTATCCAGCTTGGTACAAAACAACTCGCCGGTTTCAACATTGGAAGCCCTAAGCAGCTGCTGGAAAAAATGACGCTGATTTTGGGGGAGACTCCAATTGACGCCCAGACACAAAAACCCAGTGCATCGAGGACTGCGTTGCGGGAATACGCAGGAAAGCACAGTGTTGTTGCTACTTACTTGCAGTGGAAAAAAGCAGAAAAACGTCGGCAGATGGTGGCGGCACTGTTAAAACACCAAAGCCCTGATGGGTTTGTACGTGCCAGCTATTGGCAGCTTGGTGCAGAGACGGGGCGAATGACTTGCAGCAACCCTAATATTCAGCAGGTTCCTAGAGATGCCCAGTTCAGGGAGTCGGTGATCGCACCAGAGGGGTGGTCATTTATAGGGGCTGACTTTTCACAGATGGAGTTGCGCTTGTTGGCAGTGGTGGCTCAAGACGAGAACATGTGTACTGCTTTTATTGATGGGCAGGATCTACATACGGTTACTTCTGAAGCATTGCGATGTGAGCGTCAGACAAGCAAGTCAGCCAATTTTGGTTTGGCCTATGGCTCAGGTGCAAACGGTTTGCGTAATTATGCAGCTGGTATGGGAGTGCGGATTACGCTCGAAGAAGCAAGGCTTGTGCGACAACAGTGGCTCGACACTTATTGCGGTGTGCAAGCGTGGCACCGCCAGTTGGCTAGAGAGTCCGATAACACTGCCGGGAAACTGGTATCAACACGGGTTCCGGTAACTGGTTTGCGTCGTTTTTTGCCTGGCGATATGAATAGGTTGACGGTTCGAGCTAATACGCCAGTCCAAGGAGCTGGTGCGGCAATTCTTAAGTGTGCGATTGGCTCACTGTGGAAACATCTTCAAGGCAGTGATGAGGCCAAGCTTTGCGCTGCGATCCATGACGAATTGTTACTTTTGGTACGAAAAGGGCAAGAGGAGAAGTGGATGGAGACTCTAAAGGTTGCAATGGAGTCGGCAGAAGCTAAGTGGTTGGGTGACGTTCCAGCTGTGGCGGATGTTAAAACAGGACCAACCTGGGCTGCTTGTCACTAAGTAAAACAACAGTTAATGGAAATAAGAGTTTCCGGTAAACTTTGTTGTAGTTGTTCTTGTCCAGAGTTTCGGTGGATTCAGAAGCTCTGGGCAAATTTTGGTTAAAAGTAGACAAGCGGGGACCGACCCAAAAGAAAATGGATTCGCGGTGCTGGTCTTGGACTGGTGCCACAACTCCTGAAGGATATGGGCGCTTCCACCACAAAGGAAAAAATTGGAGAGCTAGCAGGCTTTCGTTTCTGTTGGCGACGGGGCTAGAGCCTGAAGTTGTACTACACAGATGCGGGAACCCCAACTGTGTGCGCCCCAGTCATTTGCAGGCGGGAGACACTAAGGAAAACCTGTTAGATCTCTTGATAGATCGCATATACACAGACCGCGACGTAACCTGAACTGTTGGACGATTTTTTGACAAGTGGTGGTTGGTTTCTCAGTGGCGCGGACAGGAAACGTGTGGCATTTGAAGATGGCGGGGTCTACTACAGAAGAAACTTTTGGTACTCTTGGCGCAGCTATGCGTTGCGCTTACTTACTCGCAGATGGACTCAAGGACTGGCAGGCAGATAGCGATGGCGGAGCTTCAGGAGGCGTGTAAAACCAGCTGGGTGTCCGACATCATGCGGGCCACGTTGTTCTTGCAGCGGGCGGAAGAAGTGCGGACTGGTTGCCGAAAACAACGTACCCGGTCACGCACCAGGCAAAACAACGGCGCTAAGACAAAAGCGGCGAAGCTGGATAAACCTCTGATTTGGTAGTGTAGTATATGTGTATTCGCGTTAAGTTAATTGAGTACAAGGCACGGGGCTAAAATCTACGTTCAGCTGCTGCTGGACCCTAATAGAGCAGAGCTGCTACAAGATATGGCCGAAGAGCAAGGAAAACGTAGCACTGCTCTGATGCGCGAGATTCTTTACTCGCACCTGGAGCGAACGCTACCCTCCGCTGTTTATGGAGAAGCTGAGGCTAGGGATCGTGCGGTGTGGAGAGAGTCTGTGAGTAACAGGGTGAATGGGCGCACCAGGAGAAGGAAGGAGGCCCTGGCTCAGTATCAGGTAGAGCCGCCGGTTCAATGCCCGATAAAAGCTGAGTAGGGATAGTGTGTTACTGTATCAGGGTTCTGGTTACCCCTGTTCATGACACGCTACGCATTAGCTCGTTCCACCTCTGATGGTTTACAGTATCTGACCGCTGCTTACGGCAATTCAGGCGACGGCATTGCCTACACTCCGATGCGTATTGACGCCGGAACGTATGTAACTGTTGAGAAAGCTGTAGATGTATGTCGGACGCTTCACCAAAATAGTTACGGTGACTTTTTTGTTGTTCCGGTGGAGGAGATTTAATGGTTGATACTTTGGCTGCTTATCTGGCAGAGATTGGACGTTACCCTCTGTTGACTAAAAATCAAGAAATACTCCTAGCGCGGCATGTTGTTATATGGGTCAATGACAAAGACGCCACGGATAGACAGAAGCGTATGGGTAAACGGGCTTTTGAAAAACTCGTCAACTGTAACTTAAGATTAGTCGTTTCTATCGCTAAAAAATTTCGCAATAGAGTAACTAAAGCTGAGTTGCTCGATCTTATCCAAGAAGGAAACATCGGGCTGTCTCACGGTATCAAAAAATTCGACCCAGAGCGTGGGTACGCCCTCTCTACTTATGTTTACTGGTGGGTACGGCAAGGCATCACACGTTACCTAAGTTGTAGTGACAGAATTATTCGGCTGCCTTCCCATGCTGGTGAGGTGCTTGCAAAACTTAGGAAGTGGACGCCTAGTTTCTTTTTAATTCACGGCAGGGCTCCAACACTTAAAGAGTCAGCAGAGTTTTGCGAAGTTACAGAAGATAAGATGCGACTTTATCTCGACAACTCTTACGATGCAAGCAGCCTAGACAAGCCTATTAACAGTACAGACGGAGAAACTACCTTGCTTAGTTTAGTTCCTGTTGAAGACGATATATTAGGAAAAGTTGAAAATAATATACGTTTGGAGGCTATGGACAGTCTGCTGGAACGTTTGAATCCTTCCGAAAAGTATTTAGTGCTTAGGTATTACGGGATATACGGCAGTGACGCTGTTACCTTAACGGTGCTGGCTAAGGAAGTAGGGTTGTCAAGAGAGAGAGTAAGACAGAAAATTTCAAACAGCATGAAACGGCTTAAGCTGTGGTCGGCACAACACCCTCTTCTTTGATGACTCGTTTAACGCTCGAAGGGTTTACAAACTTTTTCCGTTACTTTCAGGGTGAGACGCACCAGCTAGACGCTATAGGTGAACTTTGGCGGTGTATGCCAGTTCAGCTCCTAGAAGAAGAAGCGGATTGGATAGTTAAATACAGGACATCCTCAGCAAAAGAAAAGCCCAATGCCATCAGTGTGATTAACGCAGCTGGCTTGGCTCTCATAAAAGAATTTGAAGGGTTGAGGCTCGATGCCTACATTTGCCCCGCTGGAGTGTGGACTATTGGGTACGGCTCCACTGGCGATCACGTTTACCCTGGCCAGCGCATAACCGAGCCAGAGGCTGAGGAGCTGCTGAGAAAAGACTTATGGAGGTTTGAGGATTGCGTTAGTTCTCAGGTGAAGGTAAGCCTGACTGACAACGAATACGCAGCTCTGGTGTCCTTCGCGTTCAACTGCGGCTGTGGTGCGTTCCAGGGATCAACCCTGTTGCGTCGACTCAATGCAGGTGAGCCCAAACCACGGGTGTTTAGTGAGGAGTTACCTAAGTGGGTCAGAGGGGGTGGGCAGGTGTTGCCTGGCCTAGTGCGTCGTCGAGAGGCTGAGGTTGCACTTGCGTTGAGCTGAAGGTAGGATCGATTTTCAACCACCTTTTTGAGGTCGGCTTGTCGTGAAGTAGCCGGGGAGCTGCTTGTCAACAGTCATGCAGGCGCGTGAGCCGGTGACACTCCCCCCCCCCCCTTTT